GTGGTGGTGGTGGTGGTGGTGAGGGTGATGAAGAAGGCTGGGGCATCATGGATACTATCTTCGCCGGGCTCATGGGCAAAGAAGTACTGGGTATGGCGGGTAGGGGTGTGAAAAATCGATGGAAAAAGATGGGTGGAGGTACGTCGCGGCTTGGTGGAAGAAGAGGTCGTATGTTAAAAAGCGCACTTGCAGTACTTGGTATTGGTGGAGGCGGGGCTGCGGCCGCCACGATGCTTGGCCCCCCCACACCCGCTGGTCTGGGTAAGCAAGGAACAAAAATGAAGCAGTTGCAAACCAGTCTGAAATCTATAAGAACCGCCCTGGCGACTGCCAGAGCCGTCAGACTCGCAACAGCACCACTTAGAGTGGCCGCGGCGGGGCTGAGTCTTGGACTATCCGAACTAGCGTTCGCAGCAGCCGATCTCGGCGCTACATGGTATATTGATAAAACATTAACAGACGCATATGGATCAGCGTATGCAACAGGTCGGACTCATAAGAAGTTCAAAGCGAAGGACGAAGAAACAGGAAAAGAATATACAAAACTAGTCCACGCAGATACAGGTATGGTTATATCAGATTGGGCAAAAGATCGATTAAATGTCAATGGAACTTCTCCACAAACAAAAACACAAGAAAGAAAAAACATTAAGCGGAACATGATGAAAAATGATCTTGCAGTGAACGAAGCCATGGTACTTCGGGCAATAGGCCACGCAGCCGCTGCGCATGAGAACGATGAGGATCAAGAGGCCAACATGCATCTCCATGCAGCAAAAGACACTCTAGCAGATCGTGCCAGAATCATTGGCAAAGGCGGTATTACGGATCGACAAGAAATAGAAAAACTATTAAGACTCTCAGTAAAAGGACAAAAACAATTCGACGACCTAATTCCAGAAGTAAAGAAAAATGTCTGGGCTGCTGAGACTATAGATATGGATCATATTGAAGATTTGGAAGATCAATTTAATGCTATACATAGACCTTGGCGTGAAATACATGATCCAAGCGATATTGAGGGATTCAACCAACTCAGTCAAACTGCTCGGAATATTGCCAGGAAAGAGCAGCCCATACGGGATGCTCAGGACGAGGCGGATCGCCTACTGGTAGAGAGTTATCGGAAAAACCCAGGCCTGCTACTAGACCCTACAGAACGGGCCCTGGCTGTAGATCGACTTGGTGAAGCAGCAATTAAAGAATTAGAACAACTAATTCCAACAGTTTCGGCTGGAGGAATACCAACAGATCTCGCAGCCGCATCAGAACTTGCTAAGAATGCTTCTTCTGCATCGGCTGCAACCAATCAGAACGCAAACACTCTAAATCAAGTAGCAAACACTGTATCCACCAATTCCACAATATCATCAAATACCACCAATGTAACTGCTCAAGGAGATTCTAGAAATAACGAAGGTGCATATAGACAAAGACAAAATAAAGATAGCAGGGGAGAAATGTTTGGAGGATAAAAAGAAAACGGGGTGCATTGCTGCACCCCGCTTCAGAGAATCTACAGATAATATAATATTATCCGTCCGACGCCAATTTCTCAAAATATGACAAAGCATCGCTCGCATCAGAATCAGATTCATTTTCTGTATTATCTTCAACAACTTCTGTTGTAGTTTCTGAAACACTTTCAGCAGTTGAAACATCACTGCTAGTTACAGTTGCTCTTGGATTATCACCAATAACTTCATGAAGCCTATTCTTAAGGTCATCATAAGACTTGAAACTGTTTGGATCAACAAACTCACTAAGAGCATATTGCTTCTTCCACAGATCTTCTAATTTTTCATCATCACCAGCATAAAGTTCATTAGCAGAAGCAAACTCCGACTTATCGTAATTTAGAAATCCAGAAACTCTACGGATCTTCAACTTAAAGTCCGCTCCACCCCAAAAATCAAATGGGTTGATAGCGTCTTCATCCTCGAACTCAGGTTGCATTGCTTCCTGAATCTTTGTAAAAATCTTCTGCCCATAACGGTAAAGGAAAACCTTACCTTCGTTTTGAGGATTTGCTGGATCAGATACTATAAGAATATTAGAAACATAATTTGTTCTACGCTTCCTACTTCTTGCAATATCCTTGTCCGACTCAACACCAGAATTCCAGAACTTACTATTCAATTCTGATACAGGATCCTTCTCACCAAGAGTGGTTCGGGAATTTTCAATATACCAACCACCTGGTCCTTGGAATCCGTGAGAATAATACTTTGCCCACGGAAGATCTTCACCTTCTACAGCAGGAAGAAAACGAATAACAGCATAGCCGTTACTGGACTTGTCCAACTCTGGACGCCAGAAACGATCATCCTTGTAGGATTCCTTGCTATTCATTTCTTCTAATTTTGATGTGAGGGAAGATATACTACTTTTTGATCTTTTCTTAAAATCTGCAAATGACATATTTTTTCTCCTTTATTATGGGATCTACCCATTTCTATTGTTTACGGGAACTCCCCGCTTCTAAAGACTCTACTAATTATACGAGACAAACTACGATTGTCAAAATATTAAATTGGTAATACTGCACTTTTTTTGGATAATATATTTAACTTAATGCCTTCGATCTCAAGTTTTTCTTTTATTGGTTTTGATAATTGTTTAGCCACTATGGTTGGATCTAATCTATTAAGTTCACAAACTGCAAGAGTGGCATCAATATAACTGCCATCATTTTCTCTTACATACTTTTCAATTTTCTCTGAAATGTCTTTCAACTCTTCATTAAATATATTCATAAAAATCACTCCTTTGTATTTAGTACCAAAATACCATAACCTCTCATACTAATCAACACTTATCTTATATATAATTAAGAATCTTATTAATTTTTATTGGGAGTACCTGAAACATGGCAGTAGGCACACAAAGCGACGCAGGACAAACTGGCGATAATATTGTAGTTGGTGGTGCAACATATACAATTGCAACCGATTGGCAAACTTACGGCGGAACTGGTTTCTCGGCTGCGCATGTTCAAATAGTAAAACCTGGCTGGGGCGATACAGACACTACCTATAGAGTATCAAAAGAACATCCCCTTCCTGTACAATTATATGATAATAGTGCTGGATATACTGCTGCTTTGATTAATGCTGGTGGTGCCTTAAACATTACTGGTGGCGTTCAACTAGCAAATAATTATGTTAATGTGGGTGTAGTTGGAACTGATTTATCTGCTGAAGGAACTCAAGCAATAAAAAGTATTATCCAAATTGTTGGTCCAACATTTGGAGCATCTGGTCCTACTGGATATCGCCCCCACACATGGACTGAAGATTCGTTCATGCCAATTAAAGTTACAGGATCTGTAAAGGGACAACATCCTGATGGACGATTTGGAGTTACTTTCACCAGAGCAGAGGTGAGACAATTATATGCTGGTCCAATAGGATGGCCAGGTTATGGTGGAACATGGATTGGTTATACTGCTGCGTTAAATCTAGGAGCAGATGCTAGAGTAGCAAAAGGATTACCAGAATTTGATATTGATCAAATAATGGTTCAAGGTATATCTGGTGGCACTCCAGTTGGAATTACTGCACAAAGTGAAACTGGTCTTCTTACAAGACGAATGGAATCTAGGTATACACGCTTAACTGGTGCAACATGGGCCGATGTAAAAGACTCTATTGCGGTTGAAGGTTTTGCTGGAATGACTGCTATTGCCATTACTGGTGGTGTGGTGATTCATAAGCAACCTCATGGTGGTAGTTTTGAAGTTAGAGATTTAGAAGCATCTAGAGATAGTGTTTCCATGTATAGTGCTGATGGATCTACAGCAGCACAAGTAAAACTACTAAGTGGTAATGGAACACCAATTGGTGTCTCTGCTGGTGCATTAAAGGTTGCAATCGATAATGGATCATTTACTGCAAATGTAACAATAGGTGCAATCACAGGTGTTACAAATTCTGACGAACCACCACTGAGGGTTATGGGAGCAACATCATCAACTCATGCAGGTCTTGCAATAGATCCAATCATTGTTAAGGGAAATCAGAGTGATGGTTCCTTAGCAGTTTCTAGTACTTCTGGATTAAACATTAGATCATTAGTAGATACTGATGTTGTTTCTCTTGGTGGCCAGGCTGGTACAAATCTTGGTGGTATAAGATCAACCACAGATAATATTGCATCCAAAACATCATCAATACAAGGCGATATGTCTCAAACCAGAATTAGTTCTGGAATCATTAAAGATGTTGTATCTGGAGCAACTGCAATTCGAGCAGAAATTGTAAGAATTAACCAACCAACAAGTTTGATAGCAGAAAGTATTAGTTGTGGAACTTCTGCAAGAGCATTATCTGGAATATCTACTCCAATACATTCTGGTGTTTATGTTTGCTCAGATCCTGCTAACACTTCAAATGTAAGAGTTGGAAACAGTTCTCTTGTAAGTAATGGTAATAGAGGTAAAATTCTTGAGCCAGGGGAAAGTGTATTTTTACAAGTCGATAACTTAACAAAGATTTATGCTAGATCAATTTCTGGGAATTCTATGGTAAATGTAATCGGATCATAACATGATGCAAGGTAGGAAGACACAATCTTACAGAAAAAGAAAAAAATATGATAAAGTTGAAGTCAAAGAACAATCTAAATCTGTTCTGATCGGTACAAAAACTTTTCATGGACTTGTATTTCAGCAATCACCAAAAATAGAATTCATAAAAACATCTAGATTAAAGTC